GTATCAGCAGTTCCAGTTGTAGAATTTTGAAGTCTTAATACTCCTACTGGCAATCTAACCACTTCTGAACTATCAATAGAAATAGCTGTTGCGTCTGCACTTGATGTAATACCAGCTACTCCACCTACACCACTAGCAAGTTTTGCAGAAGTTACAGAACCATCTCCAAGTTTAGCAGTAGTCACAGAGCCATCACTAGGTACTGTCATAACTCCTGTTCCATAATGTAAAAAGAAATTACAAGTTGAAGTGCTTGGTATAGCAACGCCAAAGTTTATTGTAGAACTAGAAACTGTAAAGTTAGTAGCTTGAACCACACCATCAATACTAATTAAGCATGATTGAGCAGAGTTTGGTGTAAATGCTACTGAACCTTTTGTAATAGAATAAGAACTAGAACCATCAAAGGTAATATTATCTAGTACCTCTATGTTTGATATTTTATCTAATCCTCTGCCTAAGTATGCCATGTATTAACCTTTTGGATTTGCGTCTTTAATTGATTTAATTCTAGCTTTCCAACTATCTATATCTTTATAGATTTCGTCTAGCTGTTCTCCAATATCTCCATAAGCAATACGTCTTGTATTTCTTACAGTATTATTGGCTTCTTCTGTGTTAGCTGAAGTTTCTTGCTCTGTTAATTGTGCATCAGTTGGTTGTGCAATATCTAAATTCCACTCCTTAATGTAAGCACCATTTCCATCGCTATCATTTTGCAACATAACATCTTTTGTAAAATCTACATTTGAAACACCATTTGCTTCGCAGTAGAGTTTTATTTTAGTTGATAGATTTGCCATAGTTTGTTCCTCCTTATTCTATAATTCTGTGTCCTGAAAAAAATGTTGATCTATCTCCACCAGTTGTGCCTTGAACATTTACAGATGTACTATGACCATTATAAATATGAACATCTAAATAATCACCAGCTACAAGAGGTACACAATGAGTTATTGAAACTCCTTGCCTAAATTCATTTCTTTCAGCATTAAATAAAAATCCAGAACCATTCTTTTTTATGTATATGTATAAACTGTCAAAATCAGCTGAACTACCAACTCTAATTTGTGCAGTTACAAAATAATTACCAGCTTTACCACTAGGAACAGTAAATCTATTTGTGCTTGTATCAAAAGCACTATCAGTATCAAAATTTTCTTGGTTCATTGTTACTTTGGTTACAGTACCATTAGCAACACTTTGATCTGCATTTAAAAAAGCTGACCAAGATGGAGAGTTAGCTATCGCACCACTTGTAATACTATCTGCTATTAATTTTGTTATTGCCATAATTAATCTCCTATCCTGTATGCACCGAAAATACAGTTTGAACCATTTTGATTTGATGTTAATAAATCAGCACTAGCACCAGAAACTTGTTTAGTGTATAATTCTACATAGTCACTTGAACCATTTAAATCAGCAACACCATAAGCATCTATTTCAGTATAAAATTCATTTCTTCCTAATGTACTAGAAAAATCTGAACCATTTTTTGCTAATGCTATTTGTATATTATCAAAGTCTCCTGTTTTATTGTAAGCTAATCTTCCATAACAAAAGTACTTTCCAGCTACTTGTGGTGTAAATTTTCCTGTAGAAGTATTGTAAGCACTATCAGTATCAAATTTTTCAACAGTAAATGTAAGTTTTGTCAATGTACTATTTGCTATGCTAACTGTTACTCCATTACTAAATACTTCAAAAGCTGGATACATAAGATTTGAAACTTTATCTTTTGTTACTGCATCATTAATAAGTTGTGCAGTTCCAACACTAGCGTTTGGTGGATTAACAGTTTGAATTGCTTTTCCTAGAAAAATTGCATACATGTCATCTGAAGATGATGTAGCTTCTGTTAATGTTAATGTAGTACCACTTGCAGAATATGCAGTTGTAGGCTCTTGTCTTACAAAGTTAATAAATAATGCTAACTCATTTGCATTAGCAACAGGGTGGTCTAAAGAATAAGATGTGGTTGCAGTTACTGAAAAATCTTGTTTAACAAAACTTGTGTATGCTAAAGCTGGTGCGTTGCCCAAATAACTCATTACGATACATCTGTTAAAAGTTGTAAGTGAACATCAGCATGGCCAGAAGCATTATCTGATTGTGCCTGAATTTTGTCAGAAGTTTGTAAAACTATTTTAGGAAGTTCAATAGATGAGCCTGTAGGCAGAGGAATATTCTCAAATATAAATTTACCAGCAGTTGCTGAGTTATCATATTTTTTTAAACTAACTAAAATTGAAGTTGTTGTAGTATTTGAAATAGTACCAGCAATAACAAGTGATTTATTAGTTGCAGTATAAACATCAGTTAAAGTTGCATCAGTTAAACTTATTTGTGCGTCATTAAAATTATTAGCCATATTTTATCCTTTTATCCTAAAGCGATTGCAAATGGAATAGCACTTGGGTCAGTTTCTGTAACAGAAATACCACTAGGAAGCGTTATTGCATTTGTTGATGTGTTAATTGAAAATAATTCTAAATCATCTGAACCATCAAACAATTTCATAGAAATAGTGTTTGTTGCAGAATTATCTAGCCATATCGTTCCAGCTACAGCAGATGATGGTCTTGATGAGCCTATATGTTGTGAGTTTAAAGCATTAATACTATTATTTAGATTTGCTCTAAATGTGCTAAATGCTTGGTTGTCTAATGTTACTTGTGATACTTGTGCCATAATTAAATTATTACTTGTCCTACTCCTTGTGCTATAAAATCAAAGGTTCTGTCAATACTTGTACCAGAACTATTAAAAAATTCAATAGTGAACTGTGTTGTTGATTTAGAAGTTATTGAATAAAAATCTCCTGTATTCATAGATTGTGCAGAGATACCTATTGCTGGATTTAATTTAAAACCAAAATCATAAGTAACTGTTTTACCACCTGTACCAGAACTAATATCATTTCCACTTTCTGTTCTTTTAGATAAACTTGCAGTAACAGATAAGCTACTAATTAACGATCTAGCTTTCTGGTCATCTGATGTTAGCTTAACTCTAAATTTAAAATAACGACCTATATGTTCTCCTGTTACAAACTGATTAAAATTTGAAAAAGTAGAATTATCATCACTTGTTGCAATTTGTAATATAGTGTGTGCTTTGGCTGGAGAAGTACCATCAAAAGGGTTAGGTCGTCCATCATCAAATAATGTTGAAGCAGTTGGTCGTCCACTATCAAAATTTTCTGATACATCTTCTGTTAATTGTGTAACTGAGGCTGAAAATTGTCCTTTAAATTTTGCACCTAAATCTATAGAATTCGCAAACTCATAAATACCACTTGAGGGTACAGTAGTTGAACTTTCTCCAACAGTTCCTGTTGCAGTTAAACCTAAAAAATTTGTACTATTTCTTGTTATGACACTTGAATTAGTTTTAGTTCCTGTAAAGGCTGTATGTTCATTAATAGTTGTTTGACTTACAAAATCTGTAGAGGCTATGTTTGTTGATATAATAGTTTCATTTGCAGATTGGTTTCCTAATTTATCATTTGCTTTGATAAGATAAGAGCCTGTTTTTAAAGGTACTGTAATATTAGTTGCTGGTCGTCCTACTCTAGTTACAAGATCAAAACTGTTAGCCCAAGATGGATTAGACAAATCTGTACTAAATCTAACTGTATAAAAATCCAAATCAAGATCAGATATAGCTGTCCAACTTAATAATGCTTGATTTCCTATTACATTGATTGCAAAATCTTCTACATCACTAGGAACTGCTGTTTGACCTACTATCTGTCTGGTTTCTGTTAAAAATGTACTTGAAACTCCTAAACCATTAATAGCTTTACATCTAACTTGATACTGAGCATTATCTATTACATTTAGTAATTGATAATTAAATGATGAACCTTTACCAATAGTTTTAAAACTATCTGTAACTGCATTTCCATTTCTATCAGTTAATTGTTTTACTTCTACTTGGTATTGATCAACAAATTTATCAGGAGAAGCAGAAACTAAAACTGACAAACGAGTAATAACTGTTCCATCATTATATTCAACAAGATCATCTGATAATGTAATCCCAGCTGGTGGTTGGATAGTAAAAGGATTAGGAAGATTAGTAGCTGGTACTGTTGGTGCTTGTGTTTTAGTTGCCCAAGTATAATGTGCGTCTTGATGTTCTACTAAATCTAAACCAATTGTAAAATCACGATTAAATCTTATAGATAAAACCCTAAAAGGCTTGGCACTAAAACCAATTGAACTATGCGTTATATTTACAATATCTCCAATAGCTAAATCGTAAGCACTAAAAGAAACATTAACTGACAATCTTATAGAATCTCTTGTTCTTCTTAAAATTACTTCTGCCATTTCTTCTGCTTGATAAGTATTTGTTACAACTTTGCCAAAATCAAATCTTCCCTCAAGTAAGAATCCACCATCATCAGCTTTCATAGTTGCATGGCGATCTGCACTAGGTAATCCACTATCATCAATTGGTGGAAACTGTACTTCAT